AGCGAAGACCTGGATGGGAGTTTTGGCAAGGACTCGATAATGTTTTGCGCGGTGGTTGATATCCTAGAGGGTGATCGGGTGATCGATGGGGCGGATGAGTACCGAGTGGTCGGGGTAAAAAAGTTTAAGTTCCTAGGGGAGTATAAACATGCTGAGATTCGGATAAGACAATTCAATGCCTAAAATAATTGTAAAAATTGAAGGATTGGATGCGTTTATAGTTGGGGCAAAGAGAGCACCTGCGGAAACATTAAAACAGTTATCTGAGGCTGTTAAAAAATCAATAGGACAGATACAAATTGGGGCGAGAGAAGAAGCGCCTCAGTCTGGTCAACCGCACGATAGAAATCAATACCCATTAAAATTAAGACAAAGTTTTAAGTCAAGAATGACGTCAATGTTATCAGGTATGATATGGTCTGAAGCACCATATTCTGCTGCAGTGCATGAAGGATCACGGCCACATATTATACAATCAAAAGGACCGTGGCCATTAAGAAATAAAAATACTGGACAGGTTTTTGGCAGAATAGTTCATCATCCCGGGAACAAACCAAATCCGTATTTTCTAAGAGCGATCGAAGGGGCAAGTAAAAAGATTGAGGAAAATTTTGCAAAAGCATTGGAGAACGTTCTAAAAGTGCTATAATAAAAACATGCCATCAACAACCATAAAAGATATAGGCGATCTGATCGTAACAAAGGTGCAAGCCATCCGCGTTGGCGGCAAGGAGATTTTTGGCGAGGTGGTTGGCAATGCCGATGGCGATATTAAAAAATATCCAGCGGTGCGAGTGATCCCAAAAGGCGGCCGAGGTTCAGAGTTGGACACGCATCGCAATTCGCGCACATTTAATTTTGAAATACAATTATACCAAGAGCAGAGTGTAGCCGGAGAGGATAAAGCCGGAGCAGCTGTGCTGATGACACAGGCGGCCGATGCCATATTAATAGCATTTGATCAGGACAATGATCTAAGCGGTGAAGTCGAAATAGTCCGGGTGGTAGAATTCGATACCGACTTCAAGGTCGCCGCCGGGACATTTAATTTTGCAATATTTAGAATTGACTGCGTTGTCAATGTGCCAAATTACAGTGCAACGCCATAAAAATGACAAAATATAAAAACATAACAGACAGGGACCAAGCGATCCCGGGCGTGGGGATAGTAAAAGTTGGGGAGACAGTCGAGCTCCCGGACAACTTCCACAACGCCAACTTCAAACGGCAGGAGAAAAAAGTCTACTCCGCGCCAATTAATAAAATAATAAATAACACACCTAAACAAAAATGAATTACCTAGCAGACAAATCATACCTAGCATTGCGGACACAGGCATCGCCCACAGCCGTGGAGATTCCGAATGTGTTCGCGCCGCTCGTAAGTGAGAGCATCAGAGTTAATCCTAATTTTACGGCCGACCGCCGATTAAAAGGATTAAGCTGGAAATCAGACGAATTATTAAAAGGATCGCGTTTCGTAGAAGGCGATCTGACAGTTTTAGCCGATCCGGATATCATAAGTCACCTAGTAAACATGGTCTACGCCAAAGGATCAACCACAGGCAGTCTGGCCAATGGTTACACGCATCCATTCACGGTAGGCGAGGGGAAATATTATACCCTAGAAATTCCACGCGGTGATTATGCCCAAAGAATATGGGGCGCTCGAGGCGAAAATCTAAAAATCAGTTTTCAGGACAACAAGATGCAGGCAGTCCTGTCGATCAAAGCCCTGGGGCAATTTTATACGGCCGGATTGGCAGTGGCATTAACCGGAGCGGGAATGACATCGATAGTATTAAAAACTAATTACGATTTGCGACCGGCGGATGGATTAGTTATCGGAGACAAATTAGTTGTAGGCGGGACAGAAGTTACCCTGACATCGGTAAACGTAGACGGCAAGACCGTAGGGTTTGCGTCAACGCCAGTAACCGCATCAGTGGGTGATCCGGTTTACTTAAAAGCGCAAACGCCAAGTTTCCCGGCTTTAGCCGAACCGTTATACCTGGGAAATACCCTAGTGGGTATCGCAGGAACATCAGCAAACGCAGTGACTGCAGCGGGAGCCAAAGCGACAGCGAGTGCGTGTTATAACCTGGCATTCGAATTCAAAAATAACTTATTGAGTGAACCGGCCAGTGGATCAACCGGACCATCGGTATTGCTTAACCAAGTGCGAGAGGCGAACATCGAATTGTCGAGACTATTTGAAAACCCGACTCAATACCAAAAATGGCTCGAGTATGTCAAGCAAGCGATAACGGTTATTACCACCGGGCGATTTATTAAAAGCGATCTGACTACCTCGGAAAAAATGACAGTTAACTTTCACAGCGTAAAGTTGATGACCAACGAGCAACCACTAGAGAGCGGCGGTTATATTTTTGACAAGCAAAAGTTCGAATCGCTGTATGACGCCGGAGACGGCAAAGCGGTTGAGGTGACCATTATCAACAAGACATCGGGCGACGATCTGGGAGACGATGACTCTATATAAACTAAGTTAAAAAAACCATGAAACTAAGCGAGATCAGAAAAACCAAAGAGGTTGAGGTAGGTGGCATCAAAGTAAAACTGCAGGATTTATCCTGGCCCGACTTTATGTCGAGCATGGAGATAGAGGATTTGCTGGAGCGCGGCGCGTTCCGGTTGGTTAAAGCGATCGTAAGTTGGGACCTGCAGGATGACGACGGCAAAGAGTTACCGGTTAACGAGGAAAACATAAAACAACTGCCGGCTAAGATTATAATGCCGTTGATCGATGCAACGCGAGAAGTTTTTGCCACCGAAAAAAAAAAGAATTAACTAAGGACATGGTGTTCTTCTTCGAAGGGGTAACGAGGCAGCCACCGATTGAATATCTGGAGTTTCTGTTGTGCGAGAGATTCGGATGGACGTGGCAGGACATAAATAATCAGCCTCGGGAGTTCATAAACAACATGCTCGAGGTGATGGCGATTAAAAGTAAACTAGACCGCAAACACAATGGCTGATGTAGACAAGAAAATGAAGGTCTCAATCGTGGCCGAGGACAAGACAGGTGATGCCCTGAAAAATCTGGGCAAAAATCTTGATGGCGTTAAAAGTTCCTCGGCCGGGTTAACCGATGGTCTGACCAAGTTGGGTCTGGCCGGTGCGGCCGTGGCGGTAGCATGGAAAGCGTTTGATTTTATGAAGCAGGCAGTCGTCCTCGCTCTCGAGGATGAAAAAGCCCTGTTTCAATTACAGCAACAAGTTGAAGCGTTGGGAATATCATTTGATACGGTAGAGCCAAAGATTTCAGAATTTGAAAGCCGGATGGCATCGATGGGTCAGCCAATCAGCAAGACCGATGACTCAATAACCCTGCTCGCGCGCGTGACGGGCGATCTAAATATGGCGATGGGTATGTCAAAACTAGCCTCGGACTTGGCAGCGTCAGGCATGGGAGACGTAACATCAAATTCTCAGGCCCTGGCCAATATGTTTAATGGCCGGATGCGTCAAGCAGCTCAGGCATTTGGTATTGATATGAGAGACAATACAACGGCGACTGAGATATTTGATATTTTAATTAAAAGAGCAACGACTAGCACTGAGGAGATGGCCACTAAAAATTTTGGACGTATCGAAGCGTTCAAGACTCAATGGAGTGAGTTGGCTAGTAACATTGGTGAATCGGCGCTGGGTATAATTGATAGTATCTGGCAAATTGGAGTGGCGATGTTCGAAGGAAAAACTTATGTTGAAATGCAAGCAGATAGAGAAGCAGAGGAATTTCAGAAGTTGAAGGATAGAATTTTTGCGACGACCATGAGAAAAAACGATGCCTTAAAGGCAGCGATCACGGCGCAAGCTATACAGGATGCTCTAGATAAGAAAGATAGGGATGAAAAAGCGGCCGCTGATGCTATAAAAGCGCAAGAGCAACTGGCCGAAAAAATAAAACAATCGTTCAGAGATATTGCCAGTGCGGTGGTATCATCACTTAAAGACCAACAAAAAGCGATCGAGGGTTTGCAAAAATCCATGAAGGACCTGGACAAGGCAATGCAGGATGACCTGGCCAAGTCTCAGGAAAATTACAAACAAAGCGTGGCTGACATGGCGCGCGCGGCCAAGGATAAGATCACGCAGCTTGACAAAGATATCGCCGATGAAAAGGAAAGCCGGAGTCAGGGATGGCGCACCAAGGTGGCAGACCTTGAAAAGCAAAAAGCCGAACAGCAAAACATTATAAACCGAGCAGGAAATGAGATAGGAGACATTCAAAACGAAATCAACAAAGACGATCTGACGTTACTGGCTGAAAAACACACCCAGGAGATGCAGGCCATAAAAACCCAGGCATCGGATAAAAAAGCGGAGATGCAAAAAGAGGTGGATGATCGCAGTGCGTTCGCGGCGGGACTGGCAGGCAAAGCCGGAGAGGCGGGATTCGCCGATAAAGCAATCAATGAAAGCATGTCGTTTTTAGGAAGTATCGGCGCCGGTCAAATATCGCAATCATTCATATTCAACCTGCCCGGAGTCGTGGCGGGTGATGATGGAGTAAAAAATATAATCATGCAGGCGATCGCGGAGTTAAACAGACAAGCAACACTCCGGAACGTCGGCGGAAAATAAATTGGCAGCTTCAATAAAATTCGACAATACAGAAATACTGGACACAACTCATGTGCCGCGATTTATGAAACATGAAAGCACGCCAGAGCGTGAAATAGACTCGCTTGTTTTGGCACGCCAAGACGGCGAGATTTTAATATCCGAAAGGTACGGCCGAAAAACGGTAAGACTGTCGGGAATAATAACCGGCTCAAGTCAGGCCGACCTAGAATCAAAAATAGATATTTTCAAAGAATTATTTTCACGTGCCGAAAAGAACTTGGACATAGACTGGAACGCGGGCACGCGCAGGTACGTGGCATCATGTACAAAGCA